AGGTTATTGAGATAGCCCTTAATGATGAGCATCCCCATCAATTAGTGGCTTTGAAGATGTGTTTGGACAGGACTCTTCCTGTTTCGATGTTTGAGAAGGATAAGTCTCAGAGGTCTGCTGTAACCATCAATATCACTGGATTAGGGGTAGAACCGACAGTAATAGACACTGAACCTGAAGATGTAGAGGCTAAATATGGCTGATCTCAATTTCTCTCTCCTTCCTTGGCAACAACAGGTCTTTGCTGATAAAACAAGGTTTAAAGTGGTGGCTGCTGGGCGTAGATGTGGGAAGTCTCGGATGGCGGCAGTTACCCTACTGATAGAGGGACTCAAGTGTCCTCAAGGGTCTGCTGTATTGTATGTTTCTCCCACTATGGGGCAGTCTAGACAGATTATCTGGGACTTGCTGTTAGACCTTGGTAGAGAGGTTATCCAGAATAGCCATGTAAACAACCTAGACATTACCCTGATAAACGGGGCTAAGATTTATGTCCGTGGTGCAGATCGTCCAGATACGCTCCGTGGTGTCTCATTGACCTATGCCGTTCTCGATGAGGTTGCGGACATTAAACCAGAAGCGTGGGAGCAAGTTATTCGGGCTTCACTTTCTGACAAGCGAGGTAGGGCCTTGTTCATTGGGACTCCCAAGGGACGTAACTGGTTCTATGATACCTTTAAACTGGGAGAATCAGAGGATGATCCTGATTGGAAGTCGTGGCACTTCACCACCGCTGATAACCCCTTGATTGACCAAGAAGAGATTGAGTCTGCCAAGAAGACCCTGAGTTCCTTTGCTTTTAAGCAAGAGTACATGGCTTCCTTTACAAATGCGGGTTCGGACATCTTCAAGGAAGAATGGATTAAATATGGGGTAGAGCCTCAACACGGGAGCTACTACATCGCTGTTGACTTGGCTGGTTTTGAAGAAGTTGCCAAACAAGCGGCTAATGCCAAAAAACGGCTAGATGAGACTGCTATCTCCATAGTGAAGGTTACAGACGATGGGAAGTGGTTTGTTGAGAAGATTCTGCATGGCAGATGGGATATTCGTGAGACAGCCTCTAAGATACTTCTGGCGATGAGGGACTACAAACCTTTGAGTGTGGGAATAGAGAGGGGGGCGTTAAAGAACGCTGTTTTGCCCTATTTAAGTGATCTAATGCGAAAGAACAACACTTATGCCCATATCGTAGATTTGACCCACGGAAACAGAAAAAAGGCAGATAGGATCATTTGGTCATTGCAAGGAAGGTTCGAGCATGGCAGAATTGTGTTAAATTCCGAGGAAGATTGGGATGAGTTCGTAGATCAGTTGATTCTGTTTCCCGCCCAAGGGGTGCACGATGACCTACCAGACTCTCTTAGTTACATTGACCAACTGGCTGTTACATCTTACATGGAAGAGGATGACAGTGAGGATTGGCAACCGATAGATATTATTTCAGGGGTCTAATATGGATCAAAACGAGTTTGACGAGCCAAGTGATTCCGACAAGGAAATAGTTAACTTTGTTGTTAACCATTGTGATCGTTGGAGAGATTGGAGAGATGTCAACTTCTTAGATGATTACCTAGAATACGAGAGAATCTTCCGTGGTGAGTGGGCATCAGAGGATAAGACTAGAGAGTCAGAGCGTTCCAGAATCGTCACTCCCGCTACCCAACAAGCCGTAGAGACTCGCCATGCTGAGATCATGGAAGCTATCTTTGGTCAAGGCGACTTCTTTGACATTGAAGATGACCTTAAAGATGTAAACGGCAATCCATTGGATGTTGAGATGCTTAAAGCTCAACTGATGGAAGACTTCAAAGTAGACAAAATCCGTAAATCCATTGACCAGATTGAGCTGATGGCAGAAATCTACGGTACTGGCATTGGCGAGATCGTTGTTAAGACAGAGAAGGTGTTTGAGCCTTCAACCCAACCGATTCCTGGTCAAACTGGACAAGCCGCTATTGGTGTTGTTGAGAAAAACCGCATTGCTGTCAAGATTGTTCCTATCAATCCAAAGAATTTCTTGTTTGATCCTAATGGAACATCTATTGATGATTGTTTGGGTGTGGCAATTGAGAAGTATGTCTCGATTCACAAGATTGTTAAAGGTCAAGAAGATGGCATTTATCGCAAGGTAAAGGTCGGAACTGACTCGATGGACACAGATTTAGAGCCTACTCAAGAAGTTTCTCAGTATGAAGACGACAAGGTAAAACTTCTGACTTATTATGGCTTAGTTCCTCGTGAGTACCTTGAACAATTAGAAGACGAAGATGGTGAAGTTGAGGATCTTTTCCCTGAAGACTCTGTTCAGGACGAGTATTCTGACTTGGTAGAGGCAATTATTGTGATTGCCAATGATGGGGTGCTTCTCAAAGCAGAAAAGAACCCATACATGATGAAAGATCGTCCTGTTATCTCTTACCAAGATGATACCGTTCCGAATAGACTGCTAGGTAGGGGTACTGTAGAGAAATCCTACAACATGCAAAAGGCGATAGATGCCCAAGTACGAAGCCATCTGGACTCTTTAGCGTTGACTACCTCTCCTATGATGGGATTGGATGCTTCTAGGCTTCCTAGAGGTGCTAAGTTTGAAGTAAAGCCAGGAAAAGCATTCTTGGTAAACGGCAATCCCGCTGAGATTCTCTATCCCTTCAAGTTTGGTGAGACAAGCCTTAACAATCTGTCTACTGCCAAAGACTTTGAGAGAATGCTTCTTCAGGCTACTGGTACGATGGACTCTCAAGGCATGGTTTCTCAAGGAAACCGTGATGGTGCGGGTCTAAGCATGGCAGTAGCTACCATTATCAAGAAGTACAAGCGTACCTTAGTGAACTTCCAAGAAGATTTCTTGATTCCGTTTATTCAAAAAGCATCGTTTCGCTATATGCAGTTCGATCCTGAGCGTTATCCATCTGTTGATATGCGGTTTATCCCCACGGCTACGCTTGGAATTATCGCTAGAGAATACGAACAACAGCAGTTCATTGGCCTACTACAGACACTTGGCCCTAATACGCCAGTTCTGCCGTTGATTCTTAAAGGAATCTTGAACAACTCTAGCTTGAGCAACCGTTATGAGTTGATTAAGGCTTTGGATGAGATGAGTCAGCCTAATCCCCAAGCTCAAGAAATGCAACAAATGCAAGAGCAGTTGGCTTTGCAAGCGGCACAGGCTCAGATTGCTGTTCAGACGACTCAGGCTGAAGAGAACAAGGCAAATGCTGTCAAGTTGTCGATGGAAACACAGTTGATGCCTCAAGAAGTACAGGCTAAAATGAGTGCAGCTTTGACAAAGAATCTACCCAATGAGGATGATGCTAATCAAAGAGAGTTCGACAAACGAGTAAAAATTGCTGATTTGATGCTAAAAGAAGCAGATATTAAGAACAAGTCAAAGATTGTTGAATTGCAGATGGCTGACAAACAAAACAAGATGGCGGGGATGGAAGAAGACTTCCTGAACCAGTTGACACAGCAATTGACTAACAGACCAACAGGGATTCCTCAATGAATGTCGAATCTCTCGCCAAGGAGTTAATCCTGAAAAACATGACTGAGGAGCAGCAGATGGCTGTTCTTGAGTCTGTGAAGCAATCTGTTGCACAAGCCAAAGAAGTGCAAAAGAAGAAGATTGGCGAGAATGTTGACTTGGTTGTCCAAGCTCTCAAGAAGATTGAATCTGACATTCGCTCACGTTTTGACGATGTGGGTAACTCTATTGAAAAGCGGGTTGCCTCAATCAAAGATGGTCGGGATGGTCAGAATGGCTCTGATGGGCGTGATGGCAAAGATGGTCGGGCAGGAAAAGATGGTGCTGTCGGCCCTCGTGGTGCTGATGGCCTAAATGGTAAAAACGGCTTAGATGGTGAAGATGGTGTATCTGTTACGGATGCACACATTGACTTTGATGGTAGTTTGATTATTCACTTGTCTACTGGACGGGTCATCAATGTTGGCGAAGTAGTAGCCCCTGATGTCGCAGAAAAGATCAAGATTATCGCCAATGGTGGTGGTACTTCTCAGTTTGTTATTGATACTCTAGCCTCCCTCCAATCACAAATTACCGCTATTTCTGGGTTTGTTACCTACGAAGGTACTTGGAACGCATCAACAAACACCCCCGCCCTTGCCTCTAGTGTTGGCACAAAGGGAGAGTACTATGTTGTCTCTACCACTGGAACTACCAATCTAAATGGTATTACTGCTTGGACACAAGGCGATTGGGCTATCTTTAATGGCTCTGTCTGGGAGAAGGTTGATAACACTGATCTCGTAACTTCTGTTGCGGGACGCACTGGTGCTATCACTTTAACGACTGCTGACGTTAGCGGATTGGGAACGATTGCTACTCAAGCGGCAAGCAATGTCTCTATCACTGGCGGCTCAATCACTGGTATTACAGACTTGGCTGTGGCAGATGGTGGCACAGGTGCATCTACTGCACCTAATGCTAGGATCAATCTAGGTCTGGTGATTGGTACAGATGTGCTTGCTCCAACAGGATCAGCGGCATCTTTGACCTCATTTCCTACTTTCAACCAAAATACAACAGGTAGTGCGGCAACCCTCACTACTGGCAGAACAATAGCAATTACGGGTGATCTAGGCTACACAAGTCCTAGTTTTGATGGTTCTGGAAATGTAACCGCTGCTGGAACACTTGCCACTGTAAACACCAATGTTGGCTCATTTACAAACGCAAGCATCACTGTCAATGGTAAGGGTCTAATCACTGCGGCATCCAGTGGAACTGCGCTAGTTACCTCTGTAACAGGAACTTCTCCTGTTGTCTCTAGTGGTGGTACAACCCCCGCAATTAGTCTAGCTACCGCATACGGAGACACTCTTAACCCATACGCATCAAAGACAGCTAACTTTGTTTTAGCCGCCCCTAATGGTAGTGCTGGAGTTCCAACTTTCAGGGCAGTGGTTGCGGCTGACATCCCAACTCTAAATCAGAACACAACTGGCACTGCCGCATCTACTCCTAAACTTCTTACTACCAACTTCACGATTGAGGAGAGTGGTGGTAAGTTGCTTTTTAAGTATGGGGCAACGACAATTGCTTCTATGTCTTCAACTGGTGTTATTACATCTGTAACAGACATCGTATCTAACGGAACACCGTAAAGGAAAATCATGGCACAAATTACACTTAATTCATCTGGGGTAGCAAGTAATGGAGTTTTAGCCCTACAGAGCAATGGAACTACTACCGCTGTTACGATTAGTACTGCTCAGAATGTTGGTATTGGTACTACAAGTCCATCACAGTTACTTGATGTTCGTGGGGCAAGCTCTCCAACGATCAAAGTCAGAAACGACACTGCAACAATCAGCACATACGCACAGCTTTTGTTTGAGGGTGCAAATACTTTCTCTGGGACAAGTACGTCATATATTCGGTCAATAACAAACAACGCTGGTAACTCATCAACAGTTTTGGCTTTTGGGACTAATGCTGATGGTGGTGGTGCGGCATCTGAAGCCGCCCGTATAGACTCAAGCGGTCGGCTTGGTATCGGAACTACAAGTCCCGCCTGTAAATTAGAAGTGGCAACTACTGAACAATCTATAAAAATAACAGGTAGCGGTGCTTCAAACTTTTTAACTATTGCAAATACATCAAGAAGTTTTAACTTTGGCGTAGATGCAACTGGTTTTAATGTTTATGACAATACAGCTTCTGCGTATAGACTAAATATAGACTCAAGCGGTCGTCTTTTAGTAAATACAACTTCAATTTTAAATTCAAATAACGCAACACTTTCTGGTTTAGGACAAAGCACAACAACGGGGGCCGCAAATTTTGCTGGCCCAGCAAGTTACACAGGTCAGATTATTACATCTCAATCAGTAACAACTGCTGGAACAGGATGGACTTTTTTTACTGGACAAAGTGGTAATGGTTCATCTATCACTACTAACAATATTTTTATTTATGGAAATGGAAATATTTTAAATAGTAACAATAGTTATGGTGGTATTTCAGACATAAAACTAAAAGAAAACATTGTTGATGCAACGCCAAAACTTGATAAGTTGATGCAAGTTCGTATTCGTAATTACAACTTAAAAGGCGAATATCAACAACACAAACAACTTGGTGTTATTGCTCAAGAGTTGGAAACCATATTTCCTGCAATGATTGAAGAATCACCAGATAAAGATTTACAAGGAAATGATCTTGGCACAACAACTAAATCTGTAAAATACAGCGTATTTGTTCCAATGCTTATCAAGGCTATTCAAGAACAACAAGCCCTAATCACTCAATTACAGGCTGATGTAGCCACATTGAAAGCATAAATATGACTACCACTTGGACAATCTCAACCCTTGACCAAAACACAGCCGATGGCTTTGTAACCTGTGCCCACTGGCAAGCAACAGCAGTAGACGGAGAACACAGGGCCTCTATTTACGCAACTGTTGGATGGTCTGAAGGTACTCCTACTATTCCCTACGCAAACCTTACAGAAGCAACAGTCCTTAATTGGGTGTGGGAATCTGTTGATAAGGCGGCTACAGAGGCTTCTTTGGCGGCTCAGATTGCTTTGCTGAAGAATCCTGTTACTGCTACTGGAACACCTTGGGGTCAAGCATGAAACTAGACTTAGACGTTAACGAGATTAACTTTGTTCTACAGGCATTGGGGCAATTGCCTTCAAGTAGCGGATGCTGGCCTTTGCTTGTCAAGATTAAAGAACAGGCCGAGGCACAAGTTTCTCAAGTTACAGACGTAGAGGCAAAATGACCCCTGACCTTCAGAAATATTATGAGGATCGGTTTGATCTATTTTCCAGTCAAGGCTGGCTAGATTTAATGCAAGATGTAGACAAAATGCTTGAATCTATGAATAATGTGTCAACCATTGCAGACGAAAAAAGTTTACAATTTCGCAAAGGTGAGATTTCTATCCTAATTTGGCTACAAACCCTGAAATGGGCAAGCGAACGTGCATACGAGGATTTAAATGAGAAGAATGTATGAATTCGCCTGTATAAACAGGCACAAGACAGAGAGATTTGTTGATTATGAGACAACAAGTCTAGTATGTGAGTGTGGTGAGGAAACTCATCGCATTCTATCTGCGCCAGCATTTCGTCTAGAAGGGTGGTCTGGGACGTTTCCATCAGCGCATGGAAGGTTCGAGAAAAGCCACATAGATAGACTAAATGCTGAACGCAAAGCTAACTCATAAGCGAAAGCCGAGTTAATTATCCTAGAACCATTTAGGCAGGAAAAAAAGTATGCTGATTGATGAAGAAAATGAGCCGCTAGGCGAACTCGAAGTAGAAGAATCCAAGACTGAACTCCCTGAGAAATACAGGGATAAAAGTTTAGAAGAGGTAGTACGGATGCACCAAGAGGCTGAAAAGCTCATTGGTAAACAGGCCCAAGAGGTCGGTGAAGTCCGTAAATTGGCTGACGAGTTGCTCAAGCAAAACCTCAATTCTAGGCAACAGCAAGTAGAGATTGAACCAGAAGTTGACTTTTTTGAGAATCCTCAAAGAGCAGTTCAGGAAACGATTGATAAACATCCAGATGTTCTAGCGGCTCGCCAAGCGGGTCAAGAGTTCAAAAGGATGCAAATTCAACAGAAGTTAGTGCAGGATCACCCTGATTACTCACAAGTAGTCAATGATTCCGAGTTTCAAAACTGGGTGAAATCATCACCTATTCGTTTAGGACTCTACGCAAAAGCTGATGGTGAGTTTGATTATGATTCGGCTCATGAATTGTTATCCACTTTTAAACAGTTACGAGGCGTTAGGGTTAAGGAATCTGGGCAAGCAGACAATGCGGCTCGGACTAAGACCATGAAAGCTGTAGCAGTTGACACAGGTGGATCAGGAGAGAGTTCAAAAAGAGTCTATAGAAGGGCTGACCTCATTCGGCTGAAAATGCAAGACCCGAATCGCTACGATGCTTTAAGTGAAGAAATCATGGCAGCATACGCAGAGAAACGGGTTCGTTAAACTTTAGGAGATTAAATCATGGCATATCCAACCCCAGCGGTTACAGTAACCAC